CACTGGCACACTCAGGGAAATGTATGGAGCAACTCAAGACATCGTGATCGTCGCAGACCATGACCAAAGCGGTGTTGGCCAACGCTACGCAGAGCAAGCCAGCGCCAAGTACGGTGCACGCATGGTTATGCCTCCGATCCTCGGTGATGCCAACGATTATGCACAGGCTGGCCACGATCTGGCAGGTTTGTTGATCCAACAGACTGGTACAGCGGTGATTGACAAGCTCAAAGTCGTATTTGGAGACCAGCTTGGCAGTGACTATGAAGCGCCAGACGAACTGGTCGAAGGCCTGATGACAATTGGCAGCTCAGTGGTTGTATATGGTGACAGCAACTCAGGCAAAACATTCTGGGCGCTCTCAGTGGCCACAGCCATCGCCACAGGCACAGACTGCTACGGCAGGAAGACAGACCCAGGCTTGGTGGTCTATCTGGCCAGCGAAGCGCCAGCGAGCATTCGGTCACGCATGCAGGCCATCAAGAAGTTCCACGGTTGCAACCTAGAGAACTTGGCAATGGTGCCAGTCCCCATGAACTTCTATTCAGGCGACCAAGATGCTCATGATGTGATCGAGCTGGTGCGAGCAGTTGAGCAGATCAAAGGCAGGCCTGTGCGCTTAATCATTGGCGACACACTGGCCAGAATGAGCGCAGGAGCCAACGAAAACAGCGGTGAGGACATGGGTCCAGTCATGGCCAGATTCGATCAAGTGGCCACTGCCACAGGTGCTGCCTTGATGATCATTCACCACAATGGCAAAGATGCAGCCAAAGGCGCACGTGGTTGGTCAGGCATCCGAGCACACATTGACACCGAGATCGAGGTCACAGAAAAAGATGGCACACGCTCAGTGACCGTCACAAAACAGCGCGAACTCCCAAGCAAAGGCGACACGATCTACTTCAAACTGGAGATCATTGAGATGGGAACCACAAAGTTTGGAGGCGCTGCAACCACCTGCGTGGCCATTCCAGACGATGAATCAAACGCCACAAAACCACACAAGAAACCATCCAAACACGATGAAAACAATAGAACGGTTGAGCGTGCATGGTGGTCATCTGGTGCAGAAGAGCGTAATGGTTTACCCTATCTAAGCAGATCATCACTGCGCGATCTTCTGGTCAAGGATGGCATGTCAGAACGCACTGCAAAGAACAAAACAGAGGCCAGCAGGCAGGATGGAATCATCGCTCAAATGCTCAATGCAGGAACGATTGAGCCATTCGAACACGGCTGGATTTTCATCAACGAATCCCAAGTCAGTGCCATGATGATGCAGAAAAATGGAGAAAAGAATCGCCCCTAATCGCCCCTGAATGCCCCTAGGGGTTTTTAGGGATTAGGGGCAAAAGCCAGTTAAATCGCCCCGCCCCGCCCCTAAAACGTATACGTTAGGGGCAGTAGGGGCAACTGGATGCGGAAAATTCGGGACAAAGTTATCCACAGAAAGGTGAGCAGGTACTAACATGAACAACAAACGTGAAACCCCAAACTTCACAACATGGCAACATGACACGCTGGCCAAGTTCGCAACCGAGGTCTACATCCGACTTCAAGATGAGCAGGCAGCAAATGAGCAACTCAGGATGGATTTAAAAGATGCCATGAAGCTGGCGCGAATCGAAAACATGAAGGACAATGCAGCATGACCACAAAATCACACAAAGCAAAAGCTCCAACCAAGCGAACTAAGCCTGGCAGTGAAGACCGAGCTGTGATCAGCCAGATGGTGCTCGATGGCATGCGAAACGGCCTGAGCGCTTTCAAAGCATGTCAAGCAGCTGGTGTTCCTCAAAGCACTTTCTCACGCTGGGTTGACGATGATGCTACCCTTGCGGAGAATTACGCGCGCGCGAGGGAAGACTTGATCGAACGCATAGCCACAGAGATCATGGAGATCAGCGATCAAGACGTTGGCATGGCCGTTGATGGTAAGAAAGACTGGGCGGCAGTGCAAAAACATAGGCTGCAAGTCGACACACGCAAATGGCTGTTGTCAAAGCTGGCTCCAAAGAAGTTTGGCGACAAGATCGAAGTTTCTGGCGATCCTGCCAATCCCCTGGTGCAAAGAATTGAGCGCGTGGTCGTCAAGGCATGACAGTTTTACAGCTTCCAACCCCTGAGTGGGCAGTGCCACTGCTGGAGCCAAGCCGATACAAAGGCGCTTGGGGTGGCCGTGGCTCTGGCAAATCCCACATGTTTGCCGAGCTGATGATCGAGGCCCACATCATGGACCAGAAGCGCAGAAGCGTCTGCGTGCGTGAAATCCAGAAGTCGCTCAACCAGTCCGTCAAGCGCCTGCTCGAAACCAAGATCGAGCAAATGAACGCTGGCGCATACTTCGAGGTGCAGGAAGCCGTGATCAAGTCGCGCAAAGGCGATGGCATGATCATCTTCCAAGGCATGCAAAACCACACAGCTGACTCCATAAAGTCGCTCGAAGGATATGACTGCGCTTGGGTGGAGGAGGCTCAAAGTCTGAGCCAGACCAGCCTCGATCTGCTGCGGCCAACCATCCGCAAGCCAGACTCCGAGCTGTGGTTTACGTGGAACCCGCGCCAGCAGAATGACCCAGTCGACTTCCTGCTGCGCGGTCCGACACCACCAAAAGACGCGCAAGTCCTGAAGGTCAACTTCACCGACAACCCTTGGTTTCCACAAGTCCTGCGCGACGAAATGGAATATGACAAGAGGCGTGACCCAGACAAATACCAGCATGTCTGGATGGGAAGCTACCTCACAAACAGCAACACCAGGGTGTTCAAGAACTGGCGCGTCGAGGACTTCGAGGCACCACCAGACGCAATCCACAGGCTCGGTGCTGACTGGGGCTTCGCGGTCGACCCGACCACGCTGGTGCGCTGCCACATTATTGGCCGCACGCTCTACATCGACTACGAGGCCTACATGGTCGGCTGCGAGATCGTCAACACACCCGAGCTGTTCATGCAGGTGCCAGAGGCCGAGAAGTGGCCAATCGTGGCCGACTCAGCCAGGCCAGAGACGATCAGCCACATGAAAAAGAATGGCTTTCCAAAGATCATGACAGCGGTCAAAGGTCCGAAGTCGGTCGAGGAAGGCATCGAGTTCCTGAAGAACTACGACATCGTGGTGCACCCTCGGTGCATCCACACCATTGACGAGCTGACGCTGTACAGTTACAAGCAAGACCCACTGACCGGCAAAATCTTGCCGGTGCTCGAAGACAAGAAAAACCACGTGATCGATGCCCTGCGTTATGCCTGCGAAGGCGTGAGACGATCGGCCATCACAAAGCCTGCAACATTCACTCCATTGCCAAATGTAAAGAAATGGTGAGAAAATCACACAAAATGAGGATATAACATGGCCCGACTCTCAAACGATCAACGCCTTGCGAACCTGCACGACGAAGCCCTCGCGCAATTCGATGATGTGCAAAGCGCACTGCGCGACGAGCGCTTGCAATGCCTGCAAGACAGACGCTTCTACTCCCTAGCAGGCAGCCAGTGGGAAGGCCCACTCTGGGACCAGTACGAGAACAAACCCAAGTTCGAGGTCAACAAGATCATGCTGGCCGTGATCCGAGTGGTCAACGAATATCGCAACAACCGCATCACGGTCGACTTTGTCTCCAAAGATGGCGCTGAGAACGACAAGCTGGCCGAGGTCTGCGATGGCCTCTACCGCGCAGACGAGCAGGCATCGGTGGCCGATGAAGCCTACGACAACGCCTTCGAGGAAGCGGTCGGTGGTGGCATCGGTGCCTGGCGCTTGCGCACCGTCTACGAAAACGAGGAAGACTCAGAAGACGACCGCCAGCGCATCCGCATTGAGCCGATCTTTGACGCTGACAGCTCGGTGTTCTTTGACCTTGGTGCCAAGCGCCAAGACAAGTCCGATGCCAAGTTCTGCTTTGTCGTCACATCAATGACGCGCCAGGCATACAAAGACACATGGGGCGATGACCCAACCGACTGGCCAAAGATCATCCACCAGTACGAATTCGACTGGTGCACACCCGATGTGGTCTATGTGGCCGAGTACTACAAGGTCGAGGAAAAGACCGAGACAATCCGCATTTTCCAAACCATCACAGGCGAGGAAGAACGCTATACCCAAGCCGACTTTGCCAAAGACGAAATGCTTGAGGAAACACTGGCAGCCATCGGCACAGTCGAAGTGCGCCAGCGCAGGATCAAGACCAAGCGCGTGCACAAGTACATCATGTCCGG